CTTCAGTGGCTCTCCAGTAGTGACGTCGGTACCGTGGCCATTATCTGCGCAAGCCAAGTAAATCTGATATTCCTCGTTGTCGGAACCGCGCAAGCGGGTCTGGAAATCGTTACGTACTTCCTGAATTGCCTTACCGTTATGGGTCAGTGTGCTCATCGGTCCTCCGTTTAATGTTGCTCAATCCACGGCTCCAACTGTACGCCAACTCTATCCCTGAACTATCAGGGCATTAATGTATTTATTGAAAGACGCACGCGAATACTCCATTTCCAAGCGTTTGTCAAGCGATTTGACGTAATCAGTGCAAACGCAATCTGGCGCACCTTGTCAAATCAATACCGTGTTTACCTTGGGCATGTCCCACGCCGATTTAACAATCGTTTTTATCGCTGTACCCTATACCTTACCATTCCCCAGCCAATCGGCGCTTGTACGGCTTCTCAAGCCGTCACAGCACCATGTCCCGTTATGGTCAAATCCTACCACGTTATGTCATGGTGATATGTCACATGGTCCATCGGTTGCATATGCAGTTACCGTGCCATCACGAGCGCCAGCCAAGCTGGCTAGGTTGGCATGGTACTTGGACCCTGCATCCATCATGCCAAGTAGACGCATAGCGTTACGCTATCACGTACCATGTACCGATACGGATTGTTAATGCTGGGGCGCAGTATGATTATGTTAAGTGTGCGACCCTGCCATATACACTCACGCAGGATCGGAATGTGTTTCACGTGGAACATTACTGTATCGGCATAGCGCAGGGCCGAGACAGGCAACGTTATGTCAAACCACGCGACGTTATGTTAAGTCGTACGATGGGCATGTGACATAATAACTATTATGCGCAAGCATTATGTCAAATCGGACTCGAATTCTGGCAGGGGGATTCAGACCCCCCACCCCCCTGTGCGGGATCGCGTCGGATGCGCGGTCCTGCTCAAGCACACCAGAGGGGATTTTCAAACGGGGCAGTACCGGCGCATGGGGTACGTTCCAATCGTCGATCTACGGGCCTCCTGAGAGGCCGTAGGAGGGTATACGGTCCTATCCCGCTGTAAGGGGAGCAGCGGGTAGAATACTGGATACGATCAGGAGAATGGTCTGTTCCCGCAGTAACGATGTTCCACGTGGAACACTGCGGGGAACAGTAGGGAAGGTAGGATAACGGAAAACCGTAGCTGGAAGCTATTCCAGCGCCGTTTGTCGGAATTATGTTGACAAACGACGAAAAATATGGTAAAATATACGGTACAAGTTACCGAGTAACGAACACGTTACCGAGTGTACCGGAGAGGTACACGAAGGGAACCATGAACAATAGTGAGTTACGAGGGAACCGAGTGGTTCCTGACCGATTCCTCCTTCCCTTCGGTCAGTCACGGTTGCCATGGTGAGGTTCTACCCAATAGAACCGAAACCATTGTGAGGGAGTCATGGAGACTCCCGAACATGTTCGCTACGCCGGTTACGGACCCCCATCATCATCACCATCCAGCCCCCCAAGGGCTGCGACCATGAAGATCACGAATACCACCACCACGAATAACGTCAGAATCATGTTTTCATACCTCCTACCGCGAGTTTATCACGGGAGGTGATGGAGAGCAACATGCCTGAATCACGCAAGGCTGATGTGTTCGACCGGCTGCAATATCGTATTCGCGCCGGTCACATCGACAGATCGGACCTCGCCCTGCCCATTACCCGGCAGGAAGCGAGGGAGATACTGGAATACGTGTATGATGATGTGCGCCGGGACTATTTTGACGCTATGCGTCTAAAATCCGGCGATTATACCGTAACCTTCGACTTCCGTGAACTCGATTTCATGGCAGAATTGCGCCGGGTGCTTCGCACTGGTGATGTGGACGAGTATGTTTCCGCCGTGGATATCGACGGTGTACCCCTGAAAATTGTTGACAATTTGACATAATTAGTGCTATAATATGGGGTATAACTGAATTTCTGGCTGATTTCTGGGTGTAGCGCAGTCTGGTTAGCGTACCTGCCTTGGAAGCAGGGGGTCGGTGGTTCAAATCCATCCACCCAGACCAGTTTTTCGTGTGCAGGGCTGGAATATGCCCGTTTTAGCCCCCGTTTGGCCTCGGTCGCGGGGGCTGTTTTTATCACTAACCTCCCCGAGGATTAGCGTCCTCGGCCCGACGCCAGCCCCGTGCTGGCGTCTCTTTTCTCATTTCTGCTGGTGTAACCAGCTTCCACGGCCACAAGGAGTGTGATCGTGTCTGAAAAAGACCCAAAAGACCTTTCTACCCACGATCCCGACAAGCCTATGGTCCTCCGGGACGAAAAGGGCCGGTTCGTCAAGGGGTATTCCGGCAATCCTGCCGGTAAGCCCAAGGGCGTTCGGCACCGTTCCACCTTAATCAAGGAAACAATCGACGCTTCCATGGCGGATATGCTCCACGAGGAGTTCATTCCCGTCATGCAGAAGGCGATTGAAATGGCGAAGAAGGGTGACAGAGCGATGATTAAGCTCCTTCTGGGCGATTTCCTCAATGAAGTTCGGAAACACACCGAAGATGAGGAAGATAAGTCCAAGGGGACGCGCATCATCATCGAAAACCTAACCATCGACAACCGGCAACAGGAGGAATCCAAGCATGAGTACCGGATCATCGAAGGAGAAGCAGTCCGTCCCGGCGAGCAAGCAGGTGAAGGACGGCAACTTCGAGAACACCTACAACGTGAAACCCGCGAGTCTGGGCAAGACGGGCCAGACGAGTCCGAATAGCGACAAGCGCGGTAAGCAGGGCTAAGAAACAGGAGGTATAGGCATGGCAGGGACGCTGCGCCTCCCTCTTCACGCGGGGCAGATTGCGATTCACAACTCTGATGCGAGATTCAAGGTTGTGGTTGCCGGTCGCCGCTTCGGCAAGTCCTACTTGGCTGCTGTGGAACTTCTTATTGAGGCTCTACGAGACGAAACGCCAGAAGGTAGGAAGCTGACTGAAGAGAACGAGGTTTATTACATCGCTCCGATCAAGGCACAGGGCAAGAAGATCATGGTGCCGAAGATCAAGGAGATTGGCAAGTTCGTACATGAAGGCGGCGTAATCAAGGATTATCACATCAACGATGGTGTGTTCACCTTGATTAACGGTCGCAAGATTTCCCTGCTGGGTGCAGACGATCCAGACGCTCTCCGTGGTGTTGGTCTGTCGTATGTCGTCCTTGACGAGTACGCGGACATGAAGGAGGAGGTCTGGGAAGAGATTCTGCGTCCGGCACTGATGGACGTAAGAGGCCGTGCCCTGTTCATCGGTACGCCGAAAGGCAAAAACCACTTCTACAGGCTCTATCAGGATGCCCTCCTTGGCGATGATCCTGACTGGGAAGCCTTCACCTTTACCTCCCTCGATAACCCCACGCTTCCGCCAGAGGAAGTGGCGAAACAGGCTGATCTGAACAATGAGCGTGCCAACAAGCGCATCATTGAGCAGGAGTTGTACGCCAAGTTCGTGACTCGTGGCTCCGAGACGTTCCCCAGCGAGCGTTGGGTGTATGACGAAAAGGAACCTGCCGATGGTTACTACGTCATTGCGTGTGACTTGGCCGGTTTCAAGAAGGAAGGGGGAGAGGTCAAGAAGCGGGATAACTCCGCGATTGCAGTGGTGAAGATTTGCAAGCGTGGATGGTGGATCAAAGAGATTATCTATGGCCAGTGGGGCGTACGTGAGACGGCTGAAAAGATCATTGGGGCTGCTTACTCAACTCATGCTTCTCGTGTTGGTATTGAGCGTGGTATCGCTATGGAAGCGGTTCTGCCCTACATGCAGGATGTGATGAAGCGCATGGGTGTGTTTTACACCGTTGAACCTCTGTCTCACATGAACCAGCGTAAGGCTGATCGCATTGAGTGGGCCTTGGCCGGTAGGCATGAGAAGGGGCGCTTGATCCTCAACGCCGATCCTAACCAGTGGCCGCAGAAGGCGTGGGTAGAGAAGTTGCTCGAAGAGGCAAGCGACTTCCCCGATCCGCTGGCACATGACGATTTGATCGACGCATTGGCATATGTAGACCAGTTGGGCGAGACAGTCTTGTTTGACTGGCACCCCGGCGATGGAACAGACGATTGGGAGCCTCTTGACGACATTGCGGGAGTGTAAATGGCTAATAACATTTTGGTAGAGCCGGAAGGCGCTGTTGGGCAGGAAGGGGATTCCCCACCGTCGAAAAGTGATCGACTGGTGAGTTGGGTAATGTACCGCCTGAACAAGTGGCGGGACTACCGGGATACCTCATTCAAGCCCAAGTGGGATGAATATTACCGCCTGTGGCGGGGTCGTTGGGCTGAAACAGACCGTAACCGTAAGTCGGAGCGTAGCAAGATCGTCACTCCGGCGCTGGCGCAGGCCATTGATATGACGGTTGCCGAATTGCAGATGGCAGTGTTCAGCAACCATCAGTGGTTCGATGTTTCCGACGACTACAGCGATGAGCAGGTGGAGGATATTCGCGTTGCGCGTGACCACTTGCTTGAGGATTTGGATTTTGTGAATGCCCCGGATGCCATTGTGGAGTCTTTCCAGAATGGTGCCTTGTTTGGAACTCTCTTCGCCAAGATCGTCATGTTCGATGATCGTATCACCGAGTTCAAGCGTGATGAGATAAGTGGCGATCTGGTTCCGGTCAAGACGGGACGTGTATTTTTTGGCATTGAGCCTCTGCCGCCTGATGAGGTCATTGTTGACCCCTCGGGCCGTACAGTGGATGAAATGCTTGGTATCGCCCACGAGGTTCTGAAACCTCGTTCGGCTGTTCAGAAGTTGCAGAATGACGGGACGTATCGACGCATCATGCTTGGTGCGTACAACCCGGACGAGGACAAGGGGATTGCGAGAGCAGACCTTGAGCAGTCCGTCCGTGGTGAGGATGTTGTTCTGATTACGGAGTATCACGGCTGGTTCCGGCAAGGCTGTTGCCGACCAAGGAAGAGCAGCGGGGTGTGAAGAATACCCTCGATGAATTGCTCAACCGTGAGTTTGACAGCGACGAAGAGGATGGTCCGCTCGTTGAGGCGATTGTCACGATTGCGAACAAGACCACGCTCCTCCGAGCGATCCCCAACCCCTTCCCCGGAGAGGATCGGTCCATCGTGGCCTGCCCGCTGGAGAAGGTTCCGGGACGCTTCTACGGACGCGGCGTGGCAGAGAAGGGCTACAACCCTCAGAAGGCGCTCGACGCGGAAATGCGTATGCGAATCGACGCGATGGCGCTCGTGTCGAACCCGATGATGGGTGCGGACGCGACTCGCCTACCGCGTGGTTTCGACTTCACCGTTCGCCCCGGCAAGGTGTGGCTGACTCAGGGATCACCAAGGGATGTTCTGCATCCTGTGGAGTTCTCCAATATCAAGCCGGAAACCTTCAACCAGACTTCCGAATTGGAACGTATGGTTCAGATGGGCACGGGAGCCTTCGAGGTGGCAGCACCTCTCAAGGACAACAGGCGTAATGAGACGGCCTCTGGATCGAGCATGATCCAAGGGGCGTTCGTCAAACGCGCCAAGCTGATGTTGCACAACATTGAACGTAATTACCTGATTCCTCTCTTGAGGAAGCTGATGTGGCGCTACATGCAGTTCCAGCCTGACCGCTACCCGGCTGATGCGCGATTCAAGATCGCCTCCAGCA